GCATGATTGGCCGATAGCGGTGAGCTGTGAGGCGGTCGATCCCGCGCTAAGGCCCGCCGCAGTTCCGAGGACGCACGCCGCGGTCGTCACACCCCTCGTGCCAACAAAGATTCCGTTGATAGTCGAATCGGCCGAGGCCGTGAGCCCTGCACAAGTCCAATCCGAATCCCCGGTGTCGTCACCAAGTCGCGCTGACATTTTCGCCGCGCTCACTCGCTTGATTGCCGGATGTCCCGATGTCGCCGCCCCAAAGGCCAACCGAGAGAATCCAGTGCCCGCGTTGTTGGATAAGATCAGAATTCCGTCGCCGCTCGACTGGATCGTTCCGCGGAGAGTTGTGCTGGTGCCGTTCCAAAACGAATGAATACCGGTCTGGTGGATGTCCTTTGGACGGGTTCCGGCCGCGGCCCCGATTGTGTACAGGTTGTCGGTGAAAAGGAGATTCCCTGTCAGTGTTCCACCAGCGAGAGCTAGGTACGTCGATGCCGCGGTCGCTGCGGTGATCGAGTCGGCGATTCCGTAGCCAGCGAGAGTGGTGGGACGTCCAGAGACCTTCGACCAAGCAAGTCCAGTCAGCCACGACGGATCGGCGTAGGTGCCAGCGAGCGCAACGTACGTCGATGCCGCGGCCGCGGCCGTGATCGCGTCGGCGATTCCGTAGCCAGCAAGGGTGGTGGGACGTCCAGAGACCTTCGACCAAGCAAGACCGGTCAACCACGACGGATCGGCGTAGGTGCCAGCGAGCGCAACGTAGGTCGATGCCGCATTCGCAATTGTGAGGTAGGTCGATGCCGCGGCCGCGGCCGTGATCGCGTCGGCGATTCCGTAGCCAGCGAGAGTGGTGGGACGTCCAGAGACCTTCGACCAAGCAAGTCCAGTCAGCCACGATGGATCGGCGTAGGTGCCAGTTGTCACCACCGCATCGGCAATGCCCGCCGCGGCCGCGGTGGTCGGTTTGTTGCTCAACCACTGCCAAGGGAAGGAGACGAGCCAGACGGGATCGACGTATCGTCCATTGCTCGAGATGCCGTCGGTGATTCCGGCCCCGTTCAACGTGTTCAACGCGGGGGACGTTGTTGGCCCGATGAGATCGCCGAAGAGACGGGTTCGGGTCGATGCAATCTCCGCGCCTCCGCCGGATTGAATGCTCGGCGTAACCTCGGGATTCTGCGGGATCGAGACCCGTAGTTGCCCCAGGGCGACTTGGTGAAGGTCCGCCTCGGCGCGGGTGAGGATCGTCTTTTGCGAATCAGAAAATGGAACGGCGTCGCCCAACCGGATCTTCAACGCCTGGATCACAAGCCAGACCGCATCCTGGAAGAGCTCGGGCGGAATCAGGGTCGCGTCCTGGTCGATCTTGTTGCCGGGATGGCTCGCGATGAATCCCCGAACCCGCGGGACCACCACGGCGATGGCATCGAGCACCGGATCCCCTTGGGTGACGGCGAGCGCGGCGGTGCGGAGCGAATCGAGCTCCGGCGCCTGCAGCGCGGAATACACGTCGGCCGTCGCAATGGGGATCCAGTTTGGCATTCTTGGAAGGAGGGGCGGGCCCTTTTACGGCCCGCCCCTGTTGGGGCTCCGAATCGGCTAGCGGTTCAGAAGTAAGCGTTGAGGGTGAAGTTCAAACCGGTCACGACGCCGCCGGCCGCATCCTCCGCGACCGATAGGCGCACGTACTGAGGCGCCGTGCTCGGCAGGCGGAACAGATACTCACCCGCCGGGGTTCCGATGCCGCCGGCGCCGGTGATCGTTTTCGTGATGCCGGCGTTGGTCCACGTGCTGTTGTCCGGTGAGGTCTGCACGTTGAAGATGAGGTTCTTCGTGTCCACAAGCGGGGTGACCAAGGGCCACACCATGCCGAATTCGAGGCGCTCGCTCTGGAGATACTTCGGGCCGAGATCGAGGGCTGCCGAGTTTGCGGTTGCGCCCGCCGCGGGAAACGCGGTGACCGCAATGAGGTTGGCGTCGAGAATTCCACGCCCAAGTACGTTTGGCATAATCTAGTGCTTTGAGGTTTCGATTGAGAACAACCCAAACGGGATCAGCGAATCGCCTCGGTCTGCAGGAGGGAATCGGTGGGGATGATGGGCACGCCCTCATAGCTCGAAGGCGTCGGGGCGATGATTCCCTGACCCGCTCCCGGTAGGGCATTCCCTTGACCGAAGATGCTGACGGTTCGGGAAGCCTGGAGGAGTTGGCGCTGGACTCGATTGCAGAAGATATGAGTCGGGCGAATGCCAACCGGGAACTTCGCCATCGCTTGCGCGAGGAGAAGATCGGTTAAGCCCTTGCCCGTCTGAATCGTGAGATTCTTGATGCAAACGATCGCGTGGATGTTGAGGAACTCGGTGCCAACCCAACCCTCAAGGGAGTTGTTCCACACGGTCTGCTTCGTGGTTCCGTTGGTGACGGTCTGCTTTCGCCACTCACCCACGGTCAACGTCATGTTGTTCCCGAAGATGAACTGGAAGTAACGCGGATCGACCACCACGAGGTAGCACGAGCTGGCGGCGTTCGCCGTCGAGCCGGTCGCATCGACCGTGTGGGCAGCATCGACAAAGTCGATCGCTCCAGGGTACCCCTTCGGGTCGTTGGCGCGGCCGTACCATACCTGGGACCCGAGGGCCAGGAGAGCGCCCTTGACGTGGCCAGAGGCCTCGGTGGTCAGCATGTAATCGGGCCCGGCTTCCGCGCCGTTCACGATCGCATTGTCGAGCTCCATCTGGCTGTCGAGATAGTAGGTCTCGTGGATGCGGTTCGCGTACACGCTCTTCTGGGGCGTGCGACCTTCGCCGGCATTCCGGAAGCCGACGGTGGGGAAGGTGCTCCGCACCAAAGAGCGGAACGAAGTCCCCCGGATCGTGCGCGCGGGAATGATCGCCGCTTCGGGGGCGGCCGTGAGGTTTTCCTCAAGGAGACCGATCACGGTATCCGTTCCGTTAATTTTCGCGAGATCAAGAAGGGTTGGGGATGGCATAGGATTAGACGTCTAGTTGCGTTTGTTTTTGAGAGTCGAATCAGGCAGCCGTGGAATCCGCGGTGCCCCGCTGCTTCTTGAGATCGGCCAGGGCCCGATCAAATCCGATGACACCGGACTTGGCTTCGTTGGCGGCGCTCGCTTCCGCGTTGGCGCTGGCGGCGGTGGCATCCGCGACGGTCTTCGCGCTTGCGGTGGTCTTGACGGTCTTCGGCAACCCATTCAGGGCGGCCAATCCATTGGCGGCACTGGCGGTGAGAATGCCGTCCCACGTGGCGCGCTGCGCCTCGGTGATGCGGCCGTCCTGGATTGCCGCGTTGATCGCGGCATCTCGAACACCCTTGGCCTCATTCGCGGATGCGGCTTTGAGCGCAGCGAGTTCGGCCTGCAGTCTGGCGACGTCGGCTTTCGCTGTGTCGCGTTCGTTAGCCGCCGAGGCGCCCGTGGAGAGGCGCGGGGCAAGGCCGGTGATGGAGGCTGCGATCGCGTCGTCGGACGCATCCGCCGCCAGATTGATTCCGAGCCCGGCGAGAGCGCCGAGGAGAACAACTTTATTCATGGGGGGGGTACTGAGGTTTGCCGCATTCGATGCGGCTTCGTTCACCGCGTCCGCGGCAAGATTGGGTTCTGGCGTGAGGCCGACGCTGACAAACGCAGTCGGCTCGAAAATGAGCTTCCCTTCTTCGACTCCTGTCGGGCTGACATCAAAGTGGGGAGAGAAGAAAAGCTTTTCGCGGCCGTTGACGGACTTGGCCCCGAGGTCGTTGAACACCGGCACCCCAAAGAGTCCCTCCTCGCGTGCCTCAAGTTTGACCACGCGGCCGAGCTCGCGCTTGTCCATCTCGGTGGCGCCTGGGAAATCCGGGTGTCGAAAGAATACCGGCGCCCCGCGGAACCATCTCTTCACCATTCCAACGGGGGATGAAAACCGGTCCGCCACGGGCTTGGCGTTGGTCGCGGTGATGCGTTGGATTGCATCCACCTTCACCACTCCATCTTCCTCGTAATACTTCGCGGTCGGGAATGCCGTCCGGAACGCCGCAGGGTTCTTGAGTGCAAAAACGTTTGGCGCGTCGCCATACGGCGCGAAGAGCGCGGAGCCGTCATCGCCAACGGCCGACTCGTTCGCCACGCTTGCCTCAAGCTGAATTGAAAGGTTCTTCATCGTCGTTTTAATTGCCCCTCAAACCGAGGAGCACTTGTTGACCTAGTGCGGTTCCGAGGATCTCCACCGCCCGCTCGTCAATGCCGCGGCGTTTCAGGTAGTCGGCGAGCCCCGCATTGATTCGATCGAGCTCGGGCAACATCTCGGCGTCGGGGAGGCTTCCGATCCGATTGATCTCACCCCTCAAAGGAGCAAAGAAGTCTCCCAACGCTTCGGCGACCTTATCGGTCGTGGTCTCAATGAATGAGGCCCTCGGAGCCTCGTTCGCTCCGGAGGCCTTCGGATTCTGGTCAATTGCGGGATCAGGATTTCCCTCGGCGTCTTTGCCGTCGGGAATCGCGTCCGGGATTGGTTCACCCTTGGGGGCCGGCTTCGCAGTCCGTGCGATCACTTCCGAACCCGGAGCCGGAGTGCTGCGGTTGTAGCGCTCAAAGGTTTCCGCCTTGTCGAGGGCTTGGCCGGAATCCAACAGGAACTGGTCCACCTTTAGCTCTTGGGCTGTATCGATCGTGATCGGCGGGATGATCTGGATCTTGGCTAGGGGCTCGACCCCGTCGCCGAAGAGGTAGGCGATCACCTGTGGATCGATCCGCTTGTTGAGCGTCTCGGAGAGTTCCCGCGCGTCGTCCTTTTCGAGCGCCTCAATCTCACCCTGTTGGAGGCTTGCCCCCTGGCCCTGGCCAGATCCGGCAGACATGGTCGCGAGATCCGCGCCGAGCCAGAGCGCTGTGATCCATCGGTCGCAGTATTCCACGAGGGCCGGATGGGGAAGGGATCCGGATCCGCCGGCCATGATGAGCTCCACGGCGGCATCCAGATTGATCACCCCGGCGCCGTCACCCACGAGCGCGGCAACCATTGCCTTCATGTCGTCCCATTGCTGGGTCCCCTTCGTCGCGGGCGATTTTCCCAAGACGAACGGAAGCCCGAACTTTTCCGTGTAGTTCGCCCAATCGTTCAGCCCCATCTGCTGGATCGCGATGAGCCCGACCGTCGCCCGCATGATCCCGTCGCTCACACTCACGAGCCATTCGTTCTCCGGCATGTCGTAGCCAACCCCCAACCCCGGCTGAGGAAGCCACCGGAGTTTTCCTATGCGGGCCTCGAAACTCCAAAGCGGCCAGAACCGGAACTCCGCCGTGAACGGCCGGGATCCTTGGGCCGGCTTCCACGTGATCTCGTGCACGGCGTATCGGTGGCCGATCGCCCGCGCCATCTGGCGGAGCAAGGTGCCCAAGCCACCCCGGACGTCCGCTTCGAGTAGATCCGTAGCGATCACGCCGCGATAGAAGTCCTGCAGCGCTTTCTTGTGCTTCTCGGCCTCGGCTTCCTTTCCCTGGGATGCGTCGGCATCGATCAGCACGTCCCATCGCATCCCGCCGAGGCGCTTTTCGCGCTTACCCGCCACATTCGTCACCGTATGATTCCGGGTCCGAATGGAGTCCCAAAGCTTGGCGATGGTGAACCATCCCCGCTCGAAGGCGTTGAGTTGTTCGAGGATGTTGGCCGGGACGAGACTCGTTGCCGGGATCTTTTGCAGGATCATCCGGCGGATCGTCTCCGCCTCGCCCTTTTCGGTCATGGCCGGCGCCGGGTTCGCACCCGGTTCAACAACCGCGGCGACCGCCGTAAGAGCTGGATTCAGATCAGACATGGCAGGCGGGGGCAGAAAACTGGGATGAGGAGAGAATCAGGAACCGCTTAAATACCGTTTTAGCCGTTCGGTAGGCGCGTCGGATGATGCCGCTGGGCTCCAGACACCCGGCAAACGTTCCTGGGGCATTTGTGAGCGTCCGTGGAGCGCTCTGAATTGGAGCCATCCGGGACCGACCGGACCCGCTGAAGCGGCAGGTCCTTGGCGAGGGCCGATTGCCCGGATGGCAGATTGAGAGGGGGGGCTTCACGCGATGACTCTGATTCTCCTGGTTTCTCGGGCGTTGATTCGCTCGTAGGCGAACGGTTGTACCTGCCCGCTCACTTGGACGATGAGGCTCGCCAGTCGGGCGTAGCAGCGGGCCAACCCCAAGTGGTTCTCCACTCCGTCCACCCAATCCTCCTCCTGCGTCTTGGTGTCGCGCTCCTTCCGGAGGTTTAAGAGATGGGTGTCGAGGGTGGCCATCGAGACGCCGGGCCCGATCGCTGTCTGAGGAAGCCGGGCTCGAGGCAGAGAGCGAATTGTCTTCGCGCCTTCGGTCCCGATGGATTCCAGGACGCCTTCAGCCGGGGTGAGGAAGTCGTTCACCACCGCCTGGATCGACTCGCTCCGGTTGCACTTGATCAGCGGGTAGAGCTTCCCGTCTTGGGTCCATCCGATCGTTTGCTCGACGCCTTTTGCCTCGCCGGAAACAAATAGGACCGCCGCGGCCTTGATGCCTTGCCACCGGCCCTTGGCTCCGTCCCAAGTGATTCCGCGGCCGATGGTCGACAAGTGCGACTTCTGAATGTCGCTCCGCGGCATCGACGGCGGCTGGTAGTCCTCCAGCCCATTGAGTGCGATCACTAAGCGCTTGGTGAGATCGGGCTCACCGCCGGCGTCAAAGAAGATGGTCTCGATCCCCATCTGGTCGATCAGGAGCGGAAGGCGTGAGGCCATCGAGCCCGAGGCGATGAGCTCCGACCACACAAGCCCGGAGACAGCCGGCCCGCGAACCTCATCGACCCACAACCAACAGCGCGGGCCCATGTCGCACCCGGCGAAGCGGCCCTGGCCGCCGATCATGGACATTGAGTACGGCTGCGCGGCCTCCTGACTCTCAGACATCCCGAGGGCTCGGGAACGATCGAGGACGGATTGAACGATGGGCTGCGCCGCTCCGGCATTCGGGATAGCCAACCGATCGCAATAGAACGCCACCATGGCTTCGCCCGTCGGATCGGAGAACGCCGAGTACCAGTCTCCGACGATTTCCTCCATTGAGATTGCGGAGATCGTAAGCTGGGAAACCCGAACCCCGAACTTGGCCTCCTTCACCCGCTCGGGATTCTGCGCCGTGAACTGGACCTCGTCCCGATCGAGCGCGACCCCGCAGTCTATGCACGCCGAGTAATAGATGCCGGTCCGATTGAATCCAGCCTCGGCCGTGATCACCGGGTCCGAACGCTTCGGTGTACGGTCGATGGCGAGGCGAACGCACCGCGGCCACGACTCTTCGAGGTTCTGGCGGAGCCCGCAACCCGTGCACGTGTACTGTCCAGTGTGATAGCTCGACGCCTTGACCCGTGAATTCTGCCCGGCGCCGGCGACCCGCTGCGTTCCAATAAACGCGGTGAGCGCCACGGGCGAGTTCGTCATACGACCCGAGACGTACCCGATGTTCCTCGTCGGGATGTCGTCCACCTCGTCAAGAATCGCCACGTCGATCGTGATCGAGGTCGGCGGCTTATGCATTCCGCAGAAATTGCCGAACGCTTTCTTGGTCCCGTCGGTAACGGTGAAGCTCTCTTTGCGGTCGATCGTTTTCCCGGAGGCGTTCTCCGTCTTTCCCATCTGGATCATCTCCGCCATCCAGGGGTAGAGATCCAAAACGTTCGGGCGGAACTTTTGGCCCACGATCTCTTCAACCTTCGGCTTGTCGGGCAGATAGCAGCCGACCGAACAGAACCGAATGGCGGCGAGGTACGCCATCGCGTTAAGCTCAAGAATCGTCTTTCCCCACTGAGCTCCGCCGCCGACAGCGATCGAGGCACCCTTGAGTTGGCCGGGCGCGAACTTCACGCCATCGATCCAGACCTCTTCACCGTCGATCGTGTTCCGGAGGACCTTGTCGAACCACTCGATCACAACTTCCAGAGGCTTCCGCCCCTTCGTCGAGAAAGGGCCGGCGCTACCGTCGCGTTTGAGAACCTTCGCGTGACCGCGGACGAACTCGGCGAACGTGCGGACGCGCGGGGAGTTCGCGCTGCGCTTGTTCCCAGCGATCCGCTGGTCGAGAGAAGAAAGGGCCCCCAGCCCGTGGTTGTCGCGAGCAGCGACGTGGGGGGCGTCGCCGGTGACGGTGTATGAAGGCCCGCTCGCTTTGCCGGCACTGGCACGGGTGGCCGGTTTCTTGGTGTCCCCGTCTGCGGCGGGGAAAGTGTTTTTGGGAGTGGCGCTCATGCCGTCGCCTTCGTCACCACGCCCCGGAATTGCTCGTACAGCGCACGCGCCTCCGGATTGCTCCCAATCGTCTTGGCCAGTTCGCCCAGCCCCTCCTCGATCTTTGAGCGCAGCGACGCTTTGAACTTGTCCGCGGCGAGCTCGAGCTTCTGCCTCTGGAGATCCTGGTCCCGGAGCTTCAAGGCTTTCCCTGCGACGAGGCAGATCGCCTGCGGGTCCGGGTTCGGTGAACTCACAAGATCCATAGCCACTTGGCGCAACAGATTGGTGAATGAGGCGTCGAGCTCGGGATTCTCCTCCGCAAACTTCGCCACAACGTCCCGAGATTGCCGGGCCTTGTTGGTAATCTGTTCGAGGAGCCGCTCTTCGTCCCTCCGCTGCTTCCACCGCCAAACAGAGGACGGAGAGCACATACACGAGTGGTCGCGTGCCAGCCGCTGCGAGACCTCTTGGAAGGAGGCGTTCTCGATATACAGCCAGTCGTCGAGCTGCTCGCGAAACTGATTCAGCGGCGAGGCGTCGGATCGCGGTTTGGATGCCATGGTTCACCGGAGTTTCTTCGCGCGGATCGCTCCGGTGTCGGAGAGGAGCCAGACCTTGTCGTCCCTCAATTCGCTTCGGGTCCCGTCAATGAGACCGTCGAGTTCGAGGTCGCGGATCACGTCACCCACGTCGAGATCACTGAGCGCACCGCCGATCCCACGGAGCACGTGGTCGCGGAGGGCGCGATCGGTGATCGGCACCCCTTCAGCGGCATGCAACGCGAGCAGGGCGAATTCGCGGGCTTGGGTTTTGTGGGAGCGTGCCATGGTTACTCCTTCATCGCATCGAGACGGCCCTGTACCTTGAAGAGGCCAGCCATCACGTCGTTGAATCGGATGTGCAACGTCTCCGATCTGTGTTCGCCGGATGCGCTGATCCGCAGCTCAGCATCGTGGATCTCCCTCCGGACCGCGCTTAGCTCGTCCGAAAGATTGGTGGACACTTCCTGGGTGAATTCCTCCAGCGATTTGAAGCGGCGATTCGTGTCGTCCTTGAAGGCCTCATGTTCCCGTCGGAGCGAAAGCAAACCGATAATTCCCACTCCGAGGCTGACCAGCACCCCGAGAGACAGCACGACTGTGCCAAGCATTGAGGTCGAGAGAGCAGCGGTGGCTTCGGCGATGAGCATGAGATTTGGAGGTGGCAGATCGAAGTTGGGAGATTAGGATTTGGTCGGAATGGGTTGGGCCAGGGCGCGCAGGATCTCCTGCATGCGGGCTGGCGGGACTAGGTACACGTCGGATTGATTGGTCAGGACCTGGCCCATGCGCAGGAAGCGGATCTCACGATCGGCTGGGATCACCACCACCTTGGGTTCCGTTCGGCAGCCGACGAGCAACGCCGTCATCCACCAGCCGGTTGAGCTCATCCAACGCCTGCGGCGAGGAGCCGGAGGCGATGATTTGATCGGCGCGGCCACGAGCGGCTGCAGCTTCGGCTGTGGGGTTGTCAACATTGCGGAGCAGGTGGCGGATGAGGATCGGGAGGGCGGCAGCCAGCGCAGGCGTCAGGAGCGCGAGGATCGCGAGCGTGAGGGCCATGGCCTCAGACGTTCGGGGTGGCGAGGGCCTGGCGCAGCTGGTCGTAGATCTCACGCAGACCAGTGCCCGCGGCGCCGAGGAATGCGACGGCCATGGGGTTCCCGCCGAGTGCTCCCGTGAAGTGATCGAACAGCGCCAAGGCTAATCCAATAGACGCAGCGATTACTGGCAGCCACAGTTTGGGGATTTTGGGGACGAAGCTCTTCACCGCGGTCACCAGGATCGGGACCACCAACGGGATCAGCCCCAGCCAGGGATTGAGGGTAGGGGCCAGCGCGACGGCGCTCGGGCCGGGGGATGCCAAAGGGGACACCTGCGCGATCATTGGGAGTCCGGCATGGACCGGCGCGGTGAACGCGAGGAGCAGCAGGAACGAGCAGAGTCCGAGAGCGATGACGAGGAGTCGGGGGAGTTTCATGGCGTTTTAGGGACCGGTTAATCGGGTGTTGAAAAGCCCGTAGCGGTCGCCATGAAACGCCAGTCGATGAAAAGGTTCCGGGCCCTCGGAGCCGGGGTGTATCTCCCCGCCGGAGAATTCGGATTTGGAAAAACAAAAAGCCCCGAAGCGGGGCTGCTTCAGGGCCGGGGAGAAGAGATCAGGAATCGGTCGAGGCGTCAACCCGCTAGGAGCCTGAATAGTCTATGGCGACGATTCCTTCCGGGTGTTCCGCTGTGAGTTCCGCGCATGTTGAAAATGCAGGGTTCAGCCATGGCGATTTAGAGGGATCGACTCCGATCCCGTTTTCGTAGCCCCCGTGCTTTTGTGCGATTGACCGCGCCGCAGCTTCCGACGCCGCGCAGACGACCATTCCGTTGACGCACTCCCACGGGCTCGCCCATGGATCGCGCCCCTCCGGCCTTTTCTCTACCGGCAAAAGAAGCCAGAGCTTCCGCGCTGTCTTATTCTTCGCTGTCTTCATGTGGTAGTTTTTACGATGCCGAGTCGCACCGTGTGATAATCCAATCAGTGAGATTCTGCCCCGATTTTTGGGCAGCCTTCACGTACGCGTTTTTCCGCGTGCGAGTGGTCCGAAGCGTTATGACGTGATCCTTTGGCTCCGACTCATCCGTCGGGCGGCCGATCGTTGCGGGCTTATTGTTCGGCGTTTTCATTTGTGATCATCAATCAGAGTCCACGCGAGGCAGCGCTCAAAATCACCCAGCCAGCTGATGTCGTACTTCGATTGGTAGATGATCCACGGGTGAATCATCACTGCGAGCCATGGTGTTTCTTTAGGCATTTCCGGAGGTTTCCCAGGGGCCACGAGGTTTGGATTTCTGTCCCCGAGATCCAGATAGATTTTTTCCAGGTGGGGCCAACCTCCCGATGCTCCCTCTGGGGTCCACGCAACCATGCAGGTCACGACTGGCTCGGTCCCGCGGTATATGGTAAACACCGATGAGCCTGGCTCGCTGGCCACATCCAGCCGAAACGCGGCGAATGGTTCGGGGAGATTCCCTCCGCAGCGGGACAGCCTGCGGAGGGAATCAATCACGTCCTCGCCAACCTCAGACCGCGGGCTCATGGCCGTGTGGCCGGTGTTGAGTGTGTAGTGGATCATGAGCTGATCAGTTGTTCCGCTCGCACCCGATGCTGAGGAGAAATCGTGAAAGATTTGTCGTGGTGTGTTTCCGGGGATCATCGGTGAGTGTGAGCATTTGGTGAGCCTGGATCGTTCCCTCATCGTCGGCGAGGAGCCACGCGCGCCGAACGAGCGCCGGGGACGCTGTTCCAATTGTCATATCCAGGTGGGATAGCATTTCAAGAGAGGTCATTGTGTTGATGGGTTGCCCGCCCCCGAAGGGCCGGGCGGATTCGGTGGAGGTTAAGAGTTTTCGGATCGCCACGCCGCGAGGGCTCGGTTCGCGATCTCCGTCTCAGCGGCGTTTTTCACCGCGGCAATGCGGCTCCTGCTCCACTCGTCGAGTTGTTCCGCTGTTGCTTTGCCGTAGCGCGGAGATGAGTGGTATGTGATGTAGCCCTGAGAGTCGCGGGTGGCGGCTGATGGAGCGTATGATCCAAGCGCCGTGTGGTGGTAGGATTTGGTCTTCATGTTGCTGCTTTCGATTTGCTTCCCGAAACCCTCGGGTGGGGTCAACCGTGTTTCGATCGACGGGGAGACAATCTCACTCCGTCGGTGTTTTGTCTATACGAAAGTGTTGAAATCTTTCAGCGGGGATTCCACTGCCCTCCCCATCTCCCATCTCCCATCTCCCATCTCCCATCTCCTTATTTCGGTCTGACAGGCATCGACCTGGCCGTCCACCCTCGGAGGATCGGCCAGGCCACAGTCCACTCTCGGGAGTCTCCGCCGGCGGCCAGCCGGACTCGGCAGTAGCCTGGGGAGATCCCGAGCACCCGGACCATGGAACCCACAGGCAGATCTGGCGGGAACGGGTACACCGGCGGATCCATAGGATAGGCCGGCACTACAGCGCCAATGCCCCACGTGCGATTGGATTTCATCCGCGCAGACTCACCCGACGGGTCGGACATCTGCTGTCCCCTCCGATCTCCCATTTCCCATCTACGACCTCCCGTCCCATATCGCTGCCTCTGCGGCGGCCCCAATCGCCACCATCCCCTCGGGAAATAGACTGATTGGGAAATCGAGAAACAGCATCCCAACGATTCCGCAGCATGCTGTAAGCAGGAAGAAGAAGGCGGCCTCGGTCATTCTCCCCTGAGTCAGTTGCCCGAGCCCAGGGATGAAAAATGACGCGAGCGCAGCCGCCACATTCCCACCGCTTCCCCGGCGCGACTGCCCGTGAGCACCACCACTAATCACGGCGTTCGGCTTGAGCTCTAATCGGTTCGGCGGAGGGGCCAGCGGCTCGAACGCAGGGGGCATTGCAAACGCCGGGGCTGCCTCATTGCGGGCGATCATGGGCACCTCGAACATTGTGTTGCATCCCGGACACGTCTCGATCTGCCCACGCACAGAATCATCGACCTCAAGATCCACCCCACAGCTTCTGCAATTCAGGTTCATCGGTTCTCCTCTTTCCAAATGTTGCCCTGGGGCAACATTTGACGAATATTAGGTATTTTCTGTCTCCCAGGTCGTTGGACTTATTCACACGGACAGCCCATGTCCGACCCTGATCGTCCACACTCAACGCATGATCAAGGAGAAGATGGTTTCGGTTTCGCCGGCGCGGATTGTCTTGGAGCCGGCGCTGGAGCGTTCAACGCGGCACCTGACCCTCGACGAGCTAGAGACGACTGCACGGATTTATTACCGCTGGTCGAAGCAGATTTGGGTGAAGATTCGCCTTTTGCGCGAGGCTGGATCCCCGCCGCGACCGCCCCGAGCTTTGCCATTGCCTCAAGGTTCTCTTCGGAATCGACAGCGAGCCGCCGCGGTATCGATTCGGAATTGATGTCGGGTGGCGTGCCGCCAATCCGGTAAGGCTGGACTAGGTCGCTCACTGAGCCGACGGCCTGCCTTTCCTGGATGTCTTTTCCGATCAGCAGCACGACGTACTTTGAGAAGCTGATCCCCATTCGCGCCGCACGAGCCTTCGCTCGATTGAGGAGTTCGCCATCTGGAAAACTGAGGCTGGTGTTCGTGTACTTGGGCTTTCCCACACGCCCTTTCTAGTCTTAGCCACACCTGGTGCAAGTTTTCCGTTGACTCTTATTAAGACTTATTAGAACTTAATAGCACGATGGCAATTACGACAATCCATGTTCCGGACGATGTGCTGGAAAAAGGGAAGACTGCCGCAAGGGAGGATGGTCGGAGCTTTTCCAGGCACGTGGCTCGGCTGATCGAGCGTGACCTGACAACCAAACCACATGCCAACCAATCGACTCGGAGCGGGAACCGTAAACGTCCCAATCAACTGTCTCCATGAAGAGCGCACCGTGTTCGGTCGGCTCGCCGCGGCTAACGACCTCAGTCTTGGGGCGTTCGTTCGAAAGCTCGCGGTTGAGCGGCTTCAACAAACCCATCCCGACGCCGCCGAAACAATTTCAACCGCACGCGCTGAACGCCGGCTGAGCCGACTTCATATTACCATTTCCCTCCGCTAATGCCTTCCACCCCCCAACAGTCCCTGTGCCTGCCGCTCACCCACGAGGTGAGTCTGGTGAGCCTAGACACTGTGGGTGCCGAAATGGGATGGCACATCGACCACGTGAATGAGTGGGCGGTCGAGCAGTGGGCCTTTGACCTCAGCTATTCCTCGGAGCGGCGAAAAGAGATCCGCGTGTGGATCCGTTCTCTCCGCGAGCCCGATCTGGCCCGCAAGGCGACACCTAACGAAGTGATCGAGTCGGTGATCGGCAGCCCGCTGATGGACAAGATCCGATCTGCCAGCCTTGAAAGCCGCTGGCGCGTGAGCGGCATCACCCTGGCCCGCCTCCGCCGCGACGGCGAGATCGACGGCCAGCAAGTGGGCCACTCCTGGTGGATCACCCGCTCAAGCCTCCGTGCTTTCCTCGATCGACGCCTCGTCCGCTAAACCAACTCTGGGGCCATGTTTCGCTTCATTCTAACGATCGCGACAATCGCTGTTCCGAAGTACCGGGCAGCGCGCTTGGATGACAGCGCAGCGAGAATGGAGATCGCAGCTATCGCAACCACATCCGGCCGCGAAACAGGGCCAGAGGAGGCCGCATATCGGATTAACGATCGTATGAAATACCCCGCCACAAATGCTTCGAGAATCCCGTCGGAGAGGTTCTCGAAAAAGATGTTCCGATTGATTGTGGCCGTGCTCGTCGGAATCGTTTTTTCCGACTCCTTCCTTTTCCTTTTGGACCTTCTTTTTCGCCACCTCTTCAACTCCTCGATTAGCCACCACGTTAGGATCGCGGTCGGAATTTTAAGCAGCTCGATAGCGACAGGGGGAATGGCGTGGTTCACGGGCGGCTCCTCGGATGATCCCCGCAATGCTGCCCAGCTCGGCCCGAGTGTCAACGCCCCGGAATCCCGCTGACCCCATCTCCCATCTCCCATCTCCGAACATGTCCCGCTCCCTCATCCCCGCCGCCGCCTCCGCCGTCCCTTCGTTGCCGAAGGGGAACGACAAAGCCGTCGCCGAAAAGCTCCAGAGCCTAATAGCGGAGGCCAACGACGGCCTGATCCGCATCGCCCGCCTCGGGGCGTTCATTGATCACATCAAGTCAGCACTGCCTCACGGTCATTTTAATTCGTGGTTGGGTGCTCATTGCCCGGATGTGGAGAGGAGCACGGTATTCCGGTGGCGCAAGATCTGCGCCGGGATCATCAACGATGCTGGAGTGAGTGGCCGAGAGCTCCGGGCACTGGAGCGCCCGCTCTACGAGGTGCTTGAGCTACCTTTCGACGATCTAAGCGAAGCTGAGCAGGACGTGGTGTCCAAGATTCGCGATGCGGCGTCGAGCACCACTCACACCTCGCTGAAGTCGCGCCCGAAGAAGGAACCTAAGTCCCTCTCCCCGGTGGAGAGTGTGAACGCCAAGAACCTGGATGCGTACAAGCGCTGGGCCCTGATGATTGGCGAAATGGATCTCGCGCTGAATGGCGACTCGCTCAACCGGGCGATCCATCACGATCCGGCATTCTCACACCGTATCGAGGAAGTGCGCCTCCGCCTCGGCGACACGCTCAAGGAAGTCATCGGCGCTCACAAGCGGGAGACATCGATCCGCTGATTCCCATGGTCTTCTCCACCGACAATTCTACCGCGCCGGCTCGGGTGCTCTCCTACGAGATCCCCGAGGCGGACCGAGCGGAGTTCCACGCGCTGCCTGCCGAGGTCCAGAAGGACGTGCTGGCGCGCCTGGAGGCCATGCAGACGATCTCTGCGGCCCGGTCGGTGCGGGATGGGGCCATCCGTGTGTCTCAATCTATGGGCGGCATGCGCGGTTGGTCGCCGGCAAGGCTCCGCGCGCAGCACGCGGGCTTCTCCTCTTCAGGCAATTGGCGCTCGCTGCTCAACTGTGCCAAGGCCGGCCCCTCTCACTACCGGTCCTCGGCTCACGTTGAGAATCTCCCCGCCTCTTCCAATCCCGCCTTCTGCCAGTTCGTGAAGGCTCGGATCGAACTCTGCCAGCGAAACAACAAGCAGGCTTACCGGAACATCATTGACCAGTGGCTCCGCTGGAGAGCTGGAGACGCGAAATCCCGCATACCTGGATACACGGTGTGTCCCGAGCCCGCGGCCCATGGGCTGCACCCAGTCGGGTGGAGTGTGGACAACTTGATGAAGATGGGGCCCGACATCGCCGATCTCACCCGCGCCCGCCAGGGTCAGCGCGCCGCCAGCCACTATCGCCCCTCGGTGCTCACGACCCGCTACGGTCTCAAGCTCTGCCAGTTCCTCCAATTCGACGACGTGGAGTGGGATTTGAAGGTGAACTTCCCCGGCCAGAAACAGGCCATGCGTCCGCGGGGTTTCTTCGCCGTCGATGTGTTGAGTGCCTGCGATGTCGGTATGTTCTGGAAGCCCACGCTCTGGGACCAGATCGACGAGAAGAAGAAGACACTCACGGAGCGCGACTTCCTCTGGTTCGTCCTGCACACGCTCATGGACAACGGCTATCGAGCCGACCAGGACGGTACCCAGTTAATTTGGGAGCACGGCACGGCGACCGTTCGGGATCGCACTCTGATCTCCACGCTGGAGCGCCTCACCGGTGGTCGGGTGCGTCCGGCGGTGTCCGGCATCCTCGGTGTCGAGCAGATGGCCGGAATGTTTGAGGGCACGGGTCGCGGCAACTTTCGCTTCAAGTCTCTCCGCGAATCTCTCTTCGGACTTCTCCACAATTACTTTCAGCAGCTCCCAGGGCAGGTGGGCCTCAATCGCGATCGATCGCCCGAGCAGCTGGTCGGCCTCGAGCGTTACAATGCCGAGATCCTTGCCCTGGTGCCGAAGCTCTCGCCCGATCGGGCTGCCGATCTCCGATTCCCGGTGCTCACCTGGGATCAATTCAACGCCGCGGCATTACAGCTCCTCGACCGCATCGCCAATCGCACCGACCACGAGATGGAGGGCTGGGAGCGCTGCGGGTTCCTCAAGACCTTTTGGCGCCTCGTGGAGAGCCAACCGTGGATCTCCCAGGATGAATTCAAGACCTACACCGAGGTGCAGCGGAACGCCATCACGGCTGTCATCTCCTCGGATCCTGCCCGCTACCAGCAGCAGCGTCGGATGTCGCCGCGTGAAGTCCTGAACGCTGGTCGCCAGGAGCTCACTCGGCTCCGGCACGAGCAGCTGCCGGTGCTGCTCAGCCACCGCGCCGAGGAATTCGGACGCGAGGTGACTGTGCGCCGCGGCTTGATCACGATCGACTCCGATGAGTTCGGTCTGGATCCCATCCACTTCCAAGCGCTCGACGCGCGCCGCGGCGCCGGCGGTCGATTGACCGAGGGATCCAAACACCTCGCCTTCATCAATCCGGTCGCTCCGAGCCACCTCGTGGCCTGCGATGCTCAGATGCGGATCTCCGGGATCTGCCAGCTCTGGGACCGTCCGAGCCGCGACGATCTTGATGCCGTCGGCAAGATGATGGGACGCCAGCGCGTCCACGAGAACGCGACGCATCGCGATCAGGACGCCCGTCACTTGTACGGATTCGCAGCGCATCACGCCCGGATGCTCAAGCACAACGCGGACGTGAAGGCCGGGAACCCGGTAACTCCCGAAGACCGCGCCCACGCTCGCGACATCGAGGAGCGCGTGGCGACTGAAGGCGCCGCTGCTGCTGCCGACATTTTCACCGCTCCGGAGGCTCCGTCTGAGGTTTGCACCGCAGACAACGACATCTCTGGGGAGGACTTCCTGAGCGCCATTTCGACGCCTCGGGATTGAGCAACACACACCGCCAACACCAAACGTGAAAACGATGAACGATGAACCGCAAGGAGGCCTCGTCCCGCAGGGATTGAGCCCGAAGACTCTCAGCCAGGCGGCTGGAGATGTTGTCAACAGGGCCACCGCCGACCTCCCCGACGATCAGCGCTCCGCCATCCGTTGGCTCCACAATCACGCCCACGAACACGGCCTCACCCAGGAGGCGACCGGCAAGCTCATCGGGTACAGCGCGGCGGCTGTCAGTCAGCTCTTCTCTGGTCGCTATGCCCCGGTGGAGCCGATCGTTGCGGCGATCAACTCCTTCCAGAAGCTCTGGATAGATCGGCAAGAGGGGAAGGGGATCCCCTTCATCGAGACCAGCATGTCTAGGAAGATCTTCCAGGTCATCCACGCCGCCAGGAACTTCCAGCGCATCGGGCTGATCTACGGGGACACTCAAATCGGAAAGACCGTGGCGCTCATGGAGTATGCGCGCCTCTTTAACCACGGCTCAACCATCTACGTTCAGGTGCCGACCGGTGGATCGCTGGGCAGCTTTCTCGTTGCGCTCGGCCGCCGCCTTCGCCTTTCACCGAGCCTGAATGATCGGGACCTCAAGCGCCGGATCATTGAGGCCTTCGACGACCGGATGGTGCTGATCGTGGACGAGGCGCACCGGGCCATTTCCCCGTCGGTGACGCGGGGAGGAATCCTGACTCTGGAGTTCATCCGTGAACTCTTCGACACCGCTCAATGCGGGTTGGTGATCTGCGCCACCAATGTCTTCCGGCGCGCCCTTGAAGAAGAGGGGCCCGCCCAGGAGTTGCTCAAGCAGACCCACCGGCGCCGCTTCTGCCAGCTGCAGTTGCCCGACCGTCCCGGACGCCGCGATCTCGACGCCTTCTCCGCCGCCTTCGGTCTCGAACCGAGCTCGGGCGAGTCGCGCAAGCTCGAGGACAGAATCATCGCCGACGACGCGCTCGGCATGTGGCTGATGCTTCTCCGTATGGCCCGCGAGATGGCCACCAAGCGAAAGCAGACACTGGAGTGGAAGCACGTCCTGCAGGCCCACATCGGCCGACTGAAGATGGAGAACGGAACCGAGGATTAAACCCCAACTGAAACGCCCATGAACACTCTCTTAATTCCCCCACCTACCTCGCCCGAGGGCACATTCAGCCAGGGTGCCGCATCCTCTCACGCGGCCCCCCAGGGCGAGGTTTCTTCTTCCTCTGACTCGCACCATC